ACACTCCGATTTTTTACGGAGTCGATGCCGGACAGGATAGGCACGGCCACCGTGTTGCCGGAGAACACCACGTCCTCATGCTGCACCTTGCCGTCTCTCACGTACACGAAGCGGGCCGTCCTGACGCCGGTCACGTTCCAGTCGCTGTCGAAGGCGAAGGTCACGGTGTAGTCGCTATTGCCGCATATAATCACCGGGCTGCCCACGACTGTGGCTCTTTTGTTTTCTACCGTGATGTTGATGTTCTTCATGTTCTTTCCTCCTCTGTTTTAAAATTTAAAACAAGTGGTCGATGCCCTGAGACACCAGGAAGTCACGCTGCGCGTGTTTCACCTCCTGGAGGTGCCCCAGGGCTCTGTGTGTTTCGCCGTTGCACTTGCCGTTCTGCAGCGCGATGGCGTTGGCCTCGCACAGCCCGGCCGTGGCGGTCAGCATCTGGACCTGGTACATCTCATACTTGCGGCGGTTCTCTTCCTCCCGCTTCCTGGCCTCTGCCTCGCGCTCCATGCGTTTCTCCACGCGGCGGAGGCTGTAGGCAAACAGGGCCGAAGGGATACTTGCTGCGGTTAAAATGCTTATAAAAAGTTCCATGTTCTTTTGTGCTCCTTTCTTACTTGGCGTTGATCGTGGTCGCTGAGCTTACGGTGTCCTTCATCCACCCGCCGTAAGACCAGGCGCCGGAAGAGTTTCGCGTCAGCGTTCGCCTGTAGGTCGGCTCGGCTGCCTGATACGGCCGAACCTCCTGCAGGAGGTACCAGTAAGACCCCGCGGTGTCCTTGTTTCCCAGGCCGCTATATACGCGCATCGTGAACGCGAAGTCCGAGGGCCTGTTGTAGAGGGTCTCCACTGTGGTGTTACTGCGGCAGGCATAAATGCCGACCTGGGTGTAGTCGTTCAGGTTCGCGTTGGAAGGTATCGCCTCCATGGCTTCGCCAAGCCCGAACACTGCACCCTTCGGCGCCCAGCCGAACTCGACGCCCTCAAGCTCTGAGGTCTTGCCGAACGCGATGCCAAGCCCGTCGGCCCGTATGTCGAAGATAACAGCGCCGGACGGCAGCACCGCCGTGTAGGTGCTCGTAGCTCCAAACCAGTCCTTGACCTGGATGCGCAGGTCGTACTGGTAGTCGTTCGGGAAGTTCACGGTCGACAAAACAACGCCGGAGCCGTTGAGGCTGGAGCCGTTCAGAATGGAGCTTGACCAGGTTGTCTCAGTTGACCGCTTGTAGGTGATGGTCATGGCGGCCGTGTTTTTGTTCCCCAGAGGGGCCACCGTGTACGCATAAGAAAACGACGCCCGGGTGCCGTTGCTGTCCATCAGTCCGTCCTCATTTACACGACGAACCACGAACTCGGTCACCTGCGGCTTCGTATAGGCCAGCACCGTGAGGGTGGTGGTCTTTGACGCCGTTCGGCCTCTGCTGTCCGTGACCTTCGTCACCATGGAGAGGCTGCCGCTCTTTGTCAATAGGCCAGAAGTCCAGGAGCTGCCGGTGTAGGTCTTCCCCAGGAACGTGGTGCTGTAGCTCTTAATCGTGGAGCCCTTGGCGCCCGCTGCCGTGATGGTTGCCTTGACCGTTGACTTGTTCTGGATGAACGCGCCGAACTGCGCCGCCAGGCCGCTGGTCGCTTCCGCCAGGGCTACTGCAGAAATAGTGGGCACCACCGAAGTCGGGACCTTTACCGTCAGCAGGACGGTCTTGGTGCCGATGGAGGTGCTGCCGTTTTTCGTTATGCAGCGGATGGTCATGGTGCCGCTGGTGGCGTTCGGGATGCGCGTCGCCAGGTCCGGCACCGTCCAGGTCTTTGACGTACCCACGCCGGTGTCAATGGTCACCCAGCCGCTGCCTGCGAAGCTGTAGGCCAGGTCGTGGGTGAAGCCGCTGCTTGCCCGCGGAGTGTTGATCGTGACGCTGCTGCCCATGTTCACGCTGGAAGCTGAGAGCGTCGGCGTCGTCGCTCGCGGGATAGTTGTCAGAGTGCCGGAGCCGCTGCCGCTCTTCGTGCCGATGCTCGCACCGGAGAAGGTGATGGCGAACTCCTGGCTAAATGAATAATTGAAGGTCTTGGTGCCGTCGGAATTATGCGCCACAGAGGTGGTACCGCTGGCCAGCGTCTTCGTCGCATTGTTTCCGATGCCGACCGTGTTGGTGCCGCTGTACTTGGTGCCGTTGACTGTCACGCTCCAGTCCTTCGAGGCGGTGGAGCTTATCTTGCCGGAGGTTCCGGCCACGAGCTGCATGTTCCAGCCCACCACCGTGGTGTTGTTGGCCACGTTCTGGCTGACTATCCACCAGTTAAACTTGAGGGTGTCCCATGAGGTCACGGACACCGACTTGCTGCCGTTAGCCGCCATTTAATCACCTACTTTCACGAGTGACAGATTGCCATTTCCTCGCGGGATGAGTCCGAACTTGCCAATCTGTAAAGAGTTTAAAAAGTTACCGTCTAAAACGACCAGGTGCTTGTTGGAGAAGTACGCCACCTCGGCGCCCTCATCCAGGAACGCGATGCGGTCATTCTCTATCCGCAGGATGATGCTGTTCCCGGCTTCACCCAGTACAATGTCGCCGCCCTCGAAGCGGATATACTTCGAGATTTCCGTGAACTGTTCCCGTGCCTCCGCGTCGTTTTCGTTGACCGTGGCCTCCAGCTGGGTGAACAGGAACGTGAAGCTGTCGGACAGCTGCGTCATGCTGGTTTCTATCAGCTCCTCAAGCTCCCCGTTCGTTGCGTATGACTCGGACACCTCCAGCTTCAAGAGGTCGCTGGTCTGCTGCAGGAGGGTGCTGAAGCTCTGCTGGGTCTCTTCGACCGCTGCCGCGAAGTTCAGCTGATACTCCGCGCGGATGCTGTGCTCAGCCTTCTGCAGGTCGCTCGCGCCCTTGCTGTCACCCGCCACGTCCATGCCGGTGAGTGAGGCGCTGGCTTTTCCCAGGGTGACGGTGCCCTTTGCCGGGTTCAGCAGGTCCACCGTGCGCTCGGTCAGAAGGAAGTCCTCGTCCACGCCATGCGGGACGCTGCGCACCCGGATGAGGTCGCCCACCTGGAAGGTGTCGATGCTCTTGTCCAGGTCGGAGAGGTCCACAGCTGACAGGGTCAGGCTGGTGATGATGTTCCGGCTTTTTGCCAGGTAGGCCTGCGCCTTCGCCAGCAGGTTCGCCGGCTGGGTCACGTCGTCCCAGTAGACGGCCTTCGCAATAACGCCACGAAGCGCCACCGCGTCGTAGTCCTGGATGAAGTCCAGGCCGTCGTTCACGCTCTCGATGGTGACGCGGGCGCCGGTTCCGTCCTCTGCCCCTTCTGTCTCCAGCTGGGCGCCGTATGGGATGATGACCGTCGCCAGCTCCGGGCTTGCGTCCGATCGGGAGAAGTCGGTCAGGTTGGAGCCGAACTCAATCGTCTGGCTGCTCCGGTACCCAAGGTCCGCGTACCAGTTGACGGTTCGCTTGCCCTCGGTGTTTGTCGTAAAAACGATATACCCGCCGCAGCGCTCCACCAGCTTGTTGATGGTGTCGCTCACCTGCTCGGCCTTGGTGCTTTCCACCCGGATGTAGTTGTTCTCGTCCTGGATGGTTACCTCGCCCAGGGCGAACTGTTTGAAGTCCTCCACCTGGGCGTTGTATAACTCCACCACATGAGCGAAAACAGCGGCCGGGCTGTCCTGGTATAGATACGGCCGCATGACTGCATCATGGAAGAAGCCCCGCTCGCCCTCACAGGTGAAGGTGCGGTCCTTCTTGAAGTCGTCCTGCGGGTACAGCACGCGGCCACGGAATACCAGGGCCTTGTCGCGGTATATCTCCAGCGGGGTCCGGTAGCTGACGAGGCCGTCATACATCGGGTGCCCCGGCGGCAGTGTGAACTTCGCCGTGCCTGCCTTGTTGAGGCCTGCCGTGTAGGACAGGTCCAGCAGGCTGTGAGAGTCCAGGCGGCTGTCATACACCAGCTGGTCGCCGTCTGCATAGACTTGTATCATAAGACCGCCTCCCTGTACGTTAAAGTAAGCACGCCCGCGCCGGAATAGGTGAGAGGGTGCTCCCCGTATTTCAGATATAAGTCAGGCAGGGCATAAGAGCCCACGCCCAGCGCCCACGACGCTGTGCCGAAGGTGAGCAGCACGTCGCCCTGGGTGATGTTTAACAGCGGAACGACGCCCAGGCGGCCCCAGTTTGTCAGGGTGGCCGTCTGCTCCACCGCAGTCGCCTGCAGCGTGACCACGGTCTCGTCCTTCGCGTACCTCCACGGGTCGCAGGTAGCTGTCACCCGGATGGAAGCGTGCGCCTCGTCGTTATAAAGCCGCTCCACATGCACCCGGCCGATGAGGTAGTGCTCCGGGTCATCCGGCAGGACGATGTTCATGCGATAACCGTCCAGCATGTTGACCACCTGGCCGATGCGGGACTCCCTGGCAAGCCGGGAGCCCTCGGAGCTTTCAAAAGTCGCTTTTAAAGTCCGGGTCCCGTAGGTTGGGTCCCCGTCTGTGAGTGCGGTGCTAAGGTCCAGCGGTGCGCTGCGCCCCGGTACCGTCACCATGTTTTCCTCGTACTTCGCGTCGGTAAGCTCCAGCCCTGCCAGGGTCCAGAGCCCGCTCGCGTGGGTGTAATATTCCCCGAAGCGTATCTCGCGTGGTGTTCTCATTTACATCGCCCCCCTTGCTACCAGCGCACGGCGCTGGCCGAGTCTAGCGTCCATCCGGTCCACAGTTGCACCGACCAGGGAGTCGCCGTCAAGCATAATCACCTGGCCGCGTTCGATGGCTGCCAGGATGCTGTCCAGTCGGCCCATGAGCCCGGTCTCTGCCGGTGTCATGCCCTGGTCAGCGGTGAAGGTGTGCTGCAGCTGTCGTTCCAGTGTCACACCGTTGAGGCTTCCGGCTTCGTCCAGCATACCGCCGGCCACTTCGGTCATAGCGTCAAGCGGGGCGTTCATGTTATCGAGCACACCCTGCGCCAGGCCTCGGTCAAGCATTTCACCAATCCACGCGGTCTCACGGGACGGAGAGTGCACGCCGAAGAAGTTCTTGATACCTTCGAGGACGCTGTCAGTGAAGCCGCTTATTTTTTCCTTCACCCAGCTGGTCATGTTGTTGATGCCGTTCCACAGACCCTCCACGAGGTTCGTGCCGACAGTCTTCACTTTATCCGGCAGCCCCTTGATGCCGTCCACGACGGCTTCCAGGATATTCTTCGCCGCTACCTTGGCCTTTGCCACGGCGCTGGTGCCGAAGTTCGCCACCCTTTGGACGCCCTCCAGCAATATGCCGCTCAGACGGTTCGGCAGCTCGCGGAGCCCCGTGGTGATGGCGGTCAAAATTTTCGGCAGCGCCTTGCCAAGTTCCACCACGATCTTCGGAATGGCCTGCACGATGGCCATGAGTAGCGTCACAGCGGCTTTCAGTAGTATCGGAAGGTTATCAATCAGCACGTCGATGATGGTCTCCACGATGGATGGAATTTCCGGCACCAGCGCGTCGATAATGAGCGGAATGGCGTCCACGATAGCCTGGAGCAGCGCCAACGCGCCCTCAAGCAGTACCGGGATATTTTCGCCCAGCCCGTTGACCAAGGTGCGCACGATGGTCGGAATTTCCGGCACCAGCGCCTCAATAATGAGCGGAATGGCCTGAACGATGGCCATTAAAAACTGCACCGCACCCTCCAGCAGCTGCGGGAGCGCGGCCAGCAGCCCGTTAATAATTGCCATTATTATCTGAGGCAGGGCCTCAACAAGTGGCGGAATAATGAGCGGAATGGCCTGCAATAACGCCAGAAGCAGTTCCACGCCCGCCTGAATAAGCTGCGGGATGCCCGTCACCAGCGCGGCCACTAGCTGCGGTATCATTTCGACCAGGGCCGCCACAATCTGCGGTAGGGCGGTAGTCAGGCCAGTGATAAGCGCCAGAACGAGCTCCACGCCCATCGTGACTAACTGCGGCAAGGCTGCGATGAGCGCCGTCGTCAATACGGTCACCACGTCGAGCACCGTCGTGACTATCTGCGGCAGCATCGCCGTGATTTGTGTTATTAAAGTATTCAGCAGGCTAACCACCATCGCGGCCACCGTTGGCAGCATCTCCGTGATTTTTGTCAGTAGAGTGGTGACGATATTAGTCAGCGCGAGGCCGATCGCCTCCGCCGCGCCTTCGTCACCGGTCAGCAGGCCACGGAAGGCTTCCGTCACGCCTGTGATGCCCGGCATGAGCTCAGACAGCAGCGAAGCGCCCAGCAGCTTGATGTCGGTCAGAATAGGCTCGACGGCCGCACCGACCTCGGCCATGGACGCCGTCCAGGCCTCGTTGGCCTGGTTTGCTCGAATAACTTCCGCGTTCGTCTCTTTGTATTGTTCAGCGGTCTCCGCGTAGAGGCCGTTGAGTGTTTCCGTGATGAGTGCCTGGCGTTCCTGTTCCGTGGTGCAAGCGTCCAGCTGCGCCTGGAAGGCTTCCTCGTTCACGCCCGCCCAGTTCAGGGCATCCGCCAGGGAACCGGTCAGCGCGCCGGTCTTGGCTGTTTCGTTCCTTTATACCCTCGGTTTCCCGATATTTAGTAGGGGAGTAGACTATACCATCACCCTCGTGGGGTGCCCGTTGGTAGTCGTTGAGGGCTTCGGCTTTCGCCGCTGTCCCTGCTGATTGCCCATTGTTCCATCCTCCGCTCTGTTCCGCTTTGGGGTCGGAGGCTTTAGGGGTTCCCAGCATATTCCGGGTTATTCAGAGCGCATCGCTGCGCTAGGGGCCCATGTTGTTAAGCCGCTTCGGTCAAGCCCTCAATAGGAAGCGAGTCACCGAACGTCGCATACACGCCGGTGCAAATGTTCGTCCACTTCTTGAGGTCCTTCTCGTTCTTGGTCAGCTTTGCCAGGTGGTTCGCTGCCTCGACTGCCTGGTCGCTTTCACCCAGGACGCCCTGCAGCGCCTGGTATGTTTCGGTGGCTGTCTCGGAGCTGTGGCCCGCCTGAGTGAAGGCAGTGTCCAGCTTGCCCATATCGGTGCGGTAGTCCCGGGAGGCTTCCGCTGCACCAACCAGACCCGCAGCAGCAGCGGTAAGTGCTCCAGCCACGACTGCAAGGCCGCCCTTCGCCAGGCCGCCAAGTTTAGAGCCCAGGCCGTCACTGGAGTCGCCAGCCTTGTCGGCCGCGTCGGCCATATCCTCGAAGCCTTCCTCGGCGTCCTCGGCGCCCTTCTTTGCCTTCTTGGTGTCGTCCTTTACGTCGGCAGTCTCTTCGCCCATCTTGTCGACCGCGTCTGCGGTGTCCTTGGCCGCCTGCTCGTAGGTGTCGAGCTTCTTGGCAGTAGCGATGATCTCACGCTGCAGCGCCCGGACCTGTTCCTCCGATGCCTCGCCGCGTTCAAACTGTTCCTGGACCTGCTTCTCGGCCTCTTTCAGCTTGTCGAGTTTTTTGCTGGTGTTCTCTACCGCCTCCGCCAGCACTTTCTGTTTCTGTGCCAGCAGGTCGGTGTTGCCCGGGTCCATTTTTAACATTTTGTTAATCTGGCCCAGCTCACCGGACAGGCTTCGGCTTTTCTTCTCGACGTCTTCCAGGGCCTTGCCCAGTTTGGTGGTGTCGCCGCCGATTTCCACGGTCAGGCCTTTAATTGCTTTATTCGCCATTCACGGCGCCCTCCTTTCCTAGCTTTCTTCGGAGCGCGGCACGGTCAGGCTCTGTCTGCTCCATGCGCCAAGCGTTGTCCAGGTACTCCTGGCCCTCCTTTGTCCGGCTCATGTAGTGAATAAAAGCATCGCGGCGGTACGCAAGGTACTGCACGTAGTTCAGCTGGCCAACCTGGTGGAAGTCCAGCCGGGTGTACTCGGACACCAGATGCTTGTACCAGGTCGCGGTCCGATAATGATGGCCGCCCGTTTTATCCGCCATCGGGTAAAACGGGAGCCTCAGTTTTTTGCTTCGTTTATCTCCTGAATAAATTCTAGGTATACATTGACGAAGACCAGGGCGTCGTACAGCTTCATGTTGTACTTGTCGCGCAGGTCGTCGGCAGTAAAGGTGAGGCCGTCGAGGTTGCAGTTCATGAGGTCTGCAATCAATTCAAAGCAGGCCTTGACGGTCTCCCCTGTTTTGTCGTTCATAATTTTCTTAATCTCGGAAGCGGCAGCCGCGAGGCGTTCCACCAGCTCCTCCGTCGGAGCGGTAGCTCTCACGACCGTCTTCGCTTCGTCCTTCAATGTCAATTCAAGCACCGGCTTCTCCAGTGCATTAAAGTCCAATTTTCTCATCAGGTTGCCTCCTCAAAATTAAAAGTAAAACGGGACCACTCGGGCCCCGTTTTTAGGATTTACTTAGGCGGTCGGGATTTCCTCGATCATGGTGATGAGGGTGCCCTTGTCGTCATGCGGCAGCGCCTTGAACTCCGGCTCGATAACCGTGCCAGCGTCTGCTGCGAGGGTGAGCGTGAAGCCTGCAGTGTTGCGGCCTCTAATTAAAATCCAGAGATTTCCGTCGGCCTTGTCCTCATGCAAGAAGCAAACGACCCACTCCTTGCCCTGGGAGTTGCCTGCGCCACCGATGTGAATGGTGCGCTTGCCGGATGCTTCCGTGACCGTGCAGCGGTCTGCCAGCATCTTCATGGTGTCACCGTTCCAGGTGAGCAAGCCCAGCTTCAAGATGGCCTCCTCGGTGGTGGTGATAACCTTGGACACGTAGCCCAGGTCGTCCTTTTCCTCGTAGGTCTCCTCAGTGTAGGACAGCTCAGCGCCGCCCTTTACATAGCCGAGAAGGTTCTCCGGGACACAGATTTCGTCCACGGTCGGCATCTCGCCGTCAAACTCCATGATGTACGGCTTGCCGGAGCCAAGGGTGATGTTTTCCTTCGATCTCTTTGCCATGGTTTTTGTACCTCCTTAATTTTTGATAATGTAGCTAAATTCATAGATAACCTGGTACCGCTGCTCTTCCTGCAGCCAGTACCTGTCCTGCTTGGTATAGTGGAGCCCCTGGGCGTCAAGTGCTGCCTCGATGGCTGCCTCTGTCTTGTCGTCCGGTTTTGCCTCGTACACTTCCACAGTGACGTCATGGTTAAAAATGCGGTTCATACCGTCCGGGCCGTCGGTGGTTACGTCGTCCATATAGACGGCATAGGTCCCCGCCGGTGGCTTCAAAAAACGCGACCGCCGGAACGGTACCCCGGCCGCGTCTAAAATCGTCTTAATCATTTCGCACCGCCTCCTCGATGTCCTTCTCATACTCTGGCAGCACCTGGTCCAGCGCGTTCGCAAGGAACGGGTCCGCCTTGGTGCGTCCGCCGTCCTTTGTAGCGTGGCCATGTACCAGGAGGTGCGTCAGTCTGCTGTCCGGGCCCTTCACGTGCCAGATGAAAGACTTCATGCCGTGGCCAGCGTCCACCTCTTTCGAGGTGATGTTCCTCTTGAAGCTGCCGCGGGCGCCCTTCGGTGCCTTGGCCTTGGTCTTTTTGACCAGCTCCTTGATGGCCACACGGCCGCACTCGTTCACGCGGTCGGTGACTCCCTGGTGGTATGTCGTCAGCTCCTCAGCGATGGCAGCACCCAGGTCGTCCAGCTTTACCTTCTTACTCATAGAACTCACCCACCAATCTGATGGTGCGGTGCTGCTCCTGGTAGTCGTCGTAGTTCGTGACCTTAAAGGTGCGGCCCCGGTACAAGATGCGGTACTCCTGCGGGCTGTAGTTTATGTCCTCCAGCTTTTTCGTGTAGCGCAGCTCGAAGGTCAGGGTCGCCCGGTACTGGTCGGCGCCGGCGTTCATGGCCGTGCCGCCTCCGGTCTTGTTGACCTTGGCGTGCAGGTTCCGGTCGAACGCGTTCACCCAGTCCTCTGTCTCCGGGTCCTGGACCTGTATCATGATAGGCTTATCGTATACACTCACTACGACTCACCCCCTGCCACTGCTTCCTCCTTCTTGGCCGCAAGCTCCAGGCGGAGCTGCCATTCCATGGTGTTCACCAGCTGCCGGGTGGCGCCGCTTACCTTAGCACTGACGCCCCGCTCGCTGTAGAGGTCGTCGACGTAAATCTTGACCAGCTCCGCGACTCTCGGGTCATCCGGGAGATACGTCTCCACGTCAGCGCCTACAGAGCCGAGCAGCACCTGCTTGGCGGTGTTCAGCGCGCTCTGGACGTTCCTCGTGACGACTTCGTCCGCGTAGTCAATGCCCAAATAGGCAAGTACGTCCTCAATCGTTGGCATGGTTCCCGCCTCCTTTACTTAAAAACTGGCCGGGCAGGGGTCACCTGCCTGGCCGTGGGTCAGCTTACGCGGAAACGGAAGCGGAGAAAGAGCCGTAAATGTAAGCACTGGTGTCGGTGCTCATTACGTCGAAGCCCTCGATCACGCGGAGGCAGTTCTGGTTCTTACCGAACAAGTAGTGCTCGGAAGTGTTGAACTCAAGAGCCTTATGCTCCACGAAGGTCGCGCCGGCCTTGGTGCTGCCGTAAATCATCGGGAAGTGGGTCGCGTCGATGTTTGCAAGCTGCGCATCCGGGAAAACATGAACCGGAAGACCCTGGAAGAGCTTCTCGGTCGGGTTTGCCGGGTTCTCCTTTAATACCGGACGGCCGTCTGCGTCTTCCTCAGCATCGAGGCAAGCGAAGCCGGACTGGTTGGTGATAATCACGCCGTCAAGCAAGCAGCTCGGGTCGAGGTCCACGGTGATGGACTTCTTGAGTGCCTTCCAGCCTGCGACTTCCTTCGCGGTGCCGCCGTTATAGCCGGACTTTAACGCGCCGAAAATTCTCGCGTTTTCGGTGATGATGGCGTTCTTTACGAACCAGCGGTTGAGGTAGCCCATGAGGCCCGCCTTCTCTGCGCCGAGCAAGATGCGGGACACCGGGATGAGCTTGCCGAAGTGCTTAATTGCAAACTTGACCGGCTTGAAGTCCGGGTCGGTTCCTTCCTCAATAGCTGCGCCGTCTTCAAATTCTACTAAGCCAGCCGGAGCGCCGTCCTCGTAGTTTACGGAACCGGCAAGGCTGTCGGTCGTCTCTACAGTGATGAGGGACTTCGCGCTGATGTAGGTCTTGCGGAGCTCGTTGATCTCAGCCTTTACGTCGTCCGGGACGAGTAAGTTCTCGCCGGAGGTTGCGCCTTCGCCGGTGATGAGTGCCTTCTCCTCCTCGGTGAGTGCCTGCTTGGATGCTAACTTGGTCATAGCCTTGAAGCCGCTGACCTTCTCCGGGTTTGCTGCCGGAGTCTCCGGCACGACTGCCTTGCCTGCCTTCTCAGCGCGTGCCAAAAGGTCGAACTCCTTCTGGAGCTCGTCAATCTCGTCGAGTAACGCGCCAGCCTTTTCGAGGTCCTTCTCCTCACCGTCCAAGAAGCTCTTCACTTCCTGGGACTTCTGCATGATAAGGTTCTGCAATTCTCTCATTTTCTTGTTCATTTTGTTGTCCTCCTTGTTAATTGTGGATTATGGTGTTTTTTGCAGTGATTTCACCCAAACGGGCGCGGAGCTGCAGCTCCTTGGTTTTGTCCGCCGGCTCCTTTTCCGGTTCCTGCGGGGTGTCAAGGGTGTCGTCCTTCTCGTACACGGTCTCGCCGGTGTAGCTCTTACTTACTCCGGCAGCGCGCTGAGCAGGAACAGCCACCAGACTGAACTCATACGCGTCCTTCACCCCGGCAAGGGTAAAGGTACAAACAGTCGGGCCGCCTTCCTTGTCGTAGCTTTTGCCCGGCCAGTGGCGGCAGTAGGTCTTGGTGTTGTCGGTGCCACAGATCGAACAGATGCTGCTCGACGGCGAAAAGCCGACACTGCCTTCCTTCTTGATGCCGCCCTTGATTTCTGCAATCAGGTCGGCGTTGCTCGTGGTTCTCACCATGTAGCAGTGAGCCACCAGCTGCGTGTAGAGCTCGCCAGACTTGAGGGCCTTGTCGCTCTGCACCAGTTCGGTCTTATAGATGCGGGCCACCTGGTTGTCAGTGCTGCGCCAGTGGTCCTTGATGACCGTCTTGCCCAGGAACAGCTTCCGCATATCGTCCAGCGCCTTCACGGTGAACCGGTCGAACGCCCTGTCCACTTCGTTGTCGCACAGTACAGCCTTGAAAGTGAATACCTCCTCGGCCGTAAGCGGAACAGGCGCCAGCTTGTTGATGGCCTTGAGGTCCTCATCCGCTACCGCGTGAGCGTCCAAGGTTGCCGCCTTCTGCATCATGCCGAAGGTTTCAATATCTCGCTGAGTGTCTTTTTCAGCCATGCCTTCTCCTCCTCTCTTTCAAGATTGATATACTGCGCCCCGGTGTACTGCACCGGAATGCTTGCACCGTTGCCCAGGAGCTGGTCGCCGCCTTCTTTTGCAGGGCGGTCCAGCATCTCGCGGGCCTCGTTCGGTGTTAAAAGGAAATTGTTGACCGCGGCCCCCAGTGCTTCCATCTGGGTCTTCTGGTCAGCTCGGAGCAGCACGCCGGTGTTGAACTTGGCGTGGTAGCCTGCCGCCTCTTCTGTGTCGCTCAGCAGCTTGTAGCCGATTTCCTCCTCGTACTGCTTCAAAATAAAAATTAAAGTGTCCACGAGGAAGCTCAGCTGCTGCGCTTCTGCGCTTGCGTAGCTGCTCTTGGTGTAGTCGCCCACCTGGTACGGCTTGACGCCGAAGGCGCTGGCGATCTGCAGTGCGCTGTATTGTTTAACCTCCAGGAACTGGCTGTCGGCCAGCTTCATGTTGAGCGGAGTCAGGGAGAAGCCGTACGGGATAGGAATGCTCGCGCCCTTGCCCTTCTTGCCCAGCTGGTAGTCTTCAATCTGTTTCAGGAGCGTCTGGACGTTCGCGTCGTTCAGGCCGCCGGTGTACTGCAGCACCGTCTTGGCGGTCATGCCGCTGTCGTATAAGTCGTTGACCATCTTCTGGGCCTTGATGTTGCCCTGGATGGTAGCCGTCAGCTGCTCCCGAACGCTGACACCCACCAAGCCGTCGAAGGTGTTGTGGCTCTTAATGTGCAGGACTTCCTCAGAGCCTAAAATGACCACGCCGTCCGCGCCCGTGTACTGGTAGTAGACGTCCGGCACGTCGGAGAGCCTTCTGGCGTCGTCATAGTACACGCGCACCTTGCGCGGGTCCATCGGCCAGAGCTGCGGCTTGTGTGGTTCGCGGGTATCAATCCAGGCGTACCCGTTGCCGTAGTGGTTCCGGCACAGCTCCATGGTGGACCAGAATGTGGTGGCCGTCATGTAGCGGTTCGGGCGTTCGTTTAGCATCCTGTAGTACGGGTGCTCGCGGGCGATGCGGATGCCCTGGCCGTCGGTTACCTGCTGCAATTTCAGCGGCAGCTTGCCGAGGCTTTCACTGAGCACCTTGAGGCACGCGAAGTACGTCGCCTCGCTGAGTGCCGGCCCTTTGGCGTCGTGCACTCCCAAAAAGGTCAGCAGCTGGTTGAGTGCCATCTGCTCCGAGGTGGCTGCGCTCTTCCCCCGGAAGGCTGCCACCGCTGCCTTTGTTCTTTCTCTCAGTTTCATGTTGTCCTCCTTTAACTCCAGCCCATAATGGCCAGGAATTGGTCAAGTGCTTCGCTCACCGGCACGCTAGGCTCGCCGCCGGTTGTCACCAGCATGAGCGCATGGGCGTCGATGACCGCGTCCACCGGGTCGATGCGTTTGAACTTGGCGCCCGGTTTCTTGTCCACTTTTATCTCCTCGAAGCTGTTCCGCACGATGGCCGCGTTTGTCATGGACCACGTCAGCAGCTCGTCCCGTTCGTCGTACTCAATCTGGCCGCCCTTCGTCAGCAGCTGCACCGCCACCGTCGCGTCGTTCAGGTTGCGAGCGCTCTGGGTGATCGTGACGACCGGACAGCCGAACGCCTCCAGGTCCTGCATCACGCCCGCCGCGTTGTGCGGGTCGATGCCGACGCCCAGGAAGTTCAAGCCCAGCCGCTCCCGGAGCTCTGCCAGATGCTTCACTATGAACTTGTAGTCGTTCATGTAGTCCGTGGCGCCACCGGTGACTGTTATCAGCCCCAGGCCCTCCCACACGTCGTAGGGTGCCAGGTCCGTCTCGATGTGTTCCTCCAGGCGGCCCCGTGGCATGAAGCTGTGGCTGTACAGGTAGTACCGCCCATTGTCAAGCGGGAACTCCAGCACCAGGGTGGTCAAGTCGCCGCCGCTTGATAGGTCGAGGCCCACCCAGCAGTCGCGGTACCCGGCCGCCACGATGTCGGCCAGAGTGCGCTCTGAGCCGCAGGCCTTCCATGCGTCCGGGTCGATGAACTGGTCGTCCGTGTTTTTCACCCACATGTTGAGGTTTTTGCACAAGAAGTCGGCCAGCTCCATGCCGCCCATATCACGGGCGGTCTGCGCATCCTGCCGGAGCGTGGCAAGTCGCTCCGGGTCCGCGCAAGTGAACGGGCAAGCCTTGGGCCAGTTGTTCTCGTCCCAGATGTTGTCGCCCTCGTCCAGGCAGTAAATGTCAATAAAAAAGTCCTCAGCGGTCGCCAGACCTTTGAGGACTTTCACGGCATAGTCGTCCATCTCCTTACAGAAGCTGTTCAGCTTCTTGCCTCGCGTGGTTATCATGGAGACCAGGGTCTCCGGCAAGGAGCGGGTGCCGTTGTATATTGCTTTGTACACACCGTTGTCTTTGTGCTGGTGTATTTCGTCGATACTTGAAAAAATGGAGCGGAAGCCGTCGTCCAGGCCCGCCTCACGGCTCAGCGCCTCGATGGTGCTCCCCGTGTTCAGGGCCGTGATGGTGCTCTTGTACTCCTTCACGTCGAAGTAGCCGTCCGGTTTTTTCACCTTGTCGTACTTGAGATCCGGGTCGGCCTGCACAAACTTGGCCATCTCCTCCCAGGCCAGCTTCGCCTGGCGTTTTTTCGTCGCTGCTGTGAACAGCTTGCCGTGGTTATAACCAGAGAAGGCGGCGATGTATGGCCCGATGACACCGTTCTCCATTGTTTTGCCCTGCTGTCTACTAATAGACTTGTACCGGCGCCGGAAGCGTCGGCAGCCGTTGACCGTTTTCTTCCACCCGAAGGTGCTGCCGATGTCGAACGCCTGGCAGCCCATGAGCCGCAGCGGCTTCGGTTCGGCGCCCTCGGAGAGGGTCAGGCGCTCGGCATATCTCAGGACCCGCTCGGCTGCTTCCACGTCCCAGTAGAACGGGAAGGCGGCGGTCCGTTGTTTGGCCAAGTCGTTCAGGTGACGCTGGCAAGCCAGGATGTGGAGCTGCCCACAGAGCTGGCCGGTGTCCGGGTACCTCCCGGAGCTGACGACCTGGCGCGCGTACTCTGTCACGCGGTCAGTCATCCGCTCACCACCTTCACGTCGAACTCGCTGAACTTATTTTCTCTCGGTGTCTCTTCTTTGACCGGCACCTGTAGCTTGCACCGGCTTGATATAGTGAGGCCGAGGTCCCTGGCCGCCGTTTGTGCCTGCTTAAAATAGCGGTCTTGGCGTTTGTCGGTGACCTCGGTCAGCACTGCCCACAGTTCCAGGTCTTTGTAGTAGCCCTCCGCGTTCTTATCCTTCGGCCGGTCTTTGGCCAGCTTGCGGAGTTCCTTCACTGCCTGCTCGTATAAACTCTGGGCGGTGATGTAGCGCGCCAGCGCGTCCACGTCCGTCTCGCCCATGATTTTGATTTTCTGCAGCTGCTCTGCGATTTTGTTGAATTGCTTTTTCTGTGTGGCGGTCAGGAAGCCGGGAGCCTCAATGCCATCCGTGCAAGCCTGCACTTCCTCCGCCGTTCGCTGTCTGATTTCGTCTTTTGTTAGATGCTTTTTTCCGTTGGCCATCACCAGGCCGATCGGTTGACGTGGTCCTGCCATCTCGGTCCCTCCTTTCTTCGCCGTGGGGAGTTTTTGCCACAAAACAGGCCTCCTGTGCCCGTTATCCTCCTAAAGGTAAAAACTTTTTGACCTACCCCCTGGGGTTTTAAAATTCCTATCAAAAAAGGACCTCATCGCTCTACGGTTCGTAGGTCGATGACGCCCTCGTCTTTCTTTCTCTTAAAAGTCTTGTTATCTAATATATTATGACACTGTATGCACACGCCCATGAGGTTCGTCCACTCAAGCCGAAGCTCCCATCCTTCCGGGGTCTTCAATGGTTTGATGTGGTGCACCTCGCAGGCTATCCGTCCACAGCCAGGGAGGCCCCCCTCACACTTGAAGCCACACTGCTGCAGCTTCGCCCTGCTTGTCATCTTCCAGGCCTTTGACCTGTAGAAGGCACCCACCTTGGGGTCCCTCCCCTTGTTGTATTCCCTGTTGTATTTCTTGGCCCTGTATGCTGCCTTGCGTTCCTGGGCCTCTACCCTCTCGGCCTCTACTATGGGCCTACAGTCCGGGCAGTATATCGGGCCATACTCTATCATGCGCTTGCAGCGTGGGCATGGTTTCATAGGCATACCCGCCCCTCCTGTCTTAAAGCTCCCGCCCACCCACCTTCGCCAGCTTATCCTATATCGGCATAACCTGAGGAAAATAAAGAAATGGAAAAAGACCGGAGCCTCTTGGCCCTGGTCTTTTACAATACCAGTATAGCACTTTTATATATGCCATTCTATTCCCTCTTTTTTGAGGGGTGGAACAAGGGAACAGGTGGAACAGCGTTTTTTATAAACTCCTAAATAAGGCTGTAATATACACAATATACTATACTGTATCGCCTTATTTGACACTTTTCTATTTTTATTGTTCCATCTGTTCCCTTGTTCCAGTAGGAATAGAGAAAGCCAGTAAATACAAGGGTTTGAGGGTTGTCAATGGGTGGAACAAGACCCTGAAAAAAGGGAACAGGTGGAACAGCGCTTTTATATACTAAAGTAAAAAGGTGGAACAGAAGGGCGCGCCCTGGCCCCTTCTTGTTCCACCTTGTTCCACCTTGTTCCGTTTCTTGCTCCACTATTATGCCGGATATTTTACACCTCGAAGCTGCGCGATCTGCTCCACGGTCAGGCCTCGCTGCAGGTACCGGCTGAACGTGTTCCTGGGCAGCCCGAACAGCTTGGCCCACTCGGCGTTGGTGTGCTCCTCACCGAAGCCCGGGTACTTCCTCCAGCGGGCCTCCAGTCTTTCAGTCCCTTCGCTCATCGCTCCACCTCCTTCTCTGTTCGTAGTCCTTCCAGCTCGTTCAGCACGAAGCGCTGGACGTATGGCGGCGGCGTGCGGTCTCCCGCTTCCCAGTTCTCGATGGTCCGCTTTGGTATCAGCATCCGGTCCGCCATGCCCTGCTGGCTTATTCCGGCCGCGGCTCGCGCCTGTTTCAGCGCGTCCGCGAAGTTTTGAGTGTTCTCCATGGTTTTGCCTCCTTTGTTTATTAGTGAAAAAATTCGAAGTCCCTGCCGTCGATGGTGATTTTGTTGGTTACCAGGTACCCGTCCTCGCCGTACACTCGCAGCTCAACCTCGTGGCCCATTTCGTGCATCACTCGCTGGTAGGCGATAGCGGCTCCATAGTTGACGTGGTTGCGGTTGTTGTCTTTGTGCTTGTAGCCCTCCACCATCTGGTCCACTGATTGGTACAGTCCTAAAAATAAAGTTTCGTAAAATGTTGATTTTTCCATAGTCCTCAATCCTCCATCTTGTTTTATTTGCCTTACTGTGATATAATGGAGGGCGGCGGAGGTAAGGCTCTCCGCTCGCCATCTTGTTTTGGTGCTTGGGTAGCTTTTCCTTGGTCGGGGGGTGCTACCCTTTTTTATTTGGTTATAAACTCGATGCACTCAAGTATTTGCTCTTCGGTAAATCCTTGAGCTCTCAGCCATTCAATCAGTCGCTGAATGTGCTTGTCTATCAACTCGTCCATGCCCTCACTTCCTTTCCTAAGAGGTTTCCCTCTGCCTTACAAGTATATTATACCACTCATTGGGTGGTATGTCAACACTTTCTTGCAAAAATTTCAAAAAATTTTTAATATAAAACGGCGCCGGCCTTTATATTAAAATACCTTTAAACAAGAAAAAGCCCCGGGTCGCTTTTTTGTCGAAAAAATGTTCAGACTATTCCCTCTAATATTATAGTGGTATAATAATAATTACCAAAATATTCTAATGAAAAGGAGAGCAGCATGGAGGAAGTAAAGAAGAAAAAGAAGAAGTGGTGGCTCATTGTCTTGATCGTCGTCATAGTTTTGGCCCTTATCGGTTCCCAGGGCTCTGATGATACAGAAGACGAAGGAAGGAGCGCACCGACGCAAGCAGCGGCCGAGGCGCCGACGGAAGCACCGGAACCGACTGCCACCCCGGAACCTACCAAGGCGCCGGAGCAGGATGCCGACCCGACCGAAGCGCCGGCGCCGACGGAAAAGGCAGCGGAACCGACGGCCACGACCGCACCGACCTCTACACCGAAGCCTACAGCTACACCGAAGCCGACGGCCACGCCTACACCGTCCGCGACGATGGGAGAACGGAACGCGCTCAAGAAGGCGAAGTCCTACCTGGATTTTATGGCCTTTTCCTATGAAGGACTTATAGAGCAGCTGGAGTTCGAGGGCTACAGCCACGAGGAGGCTGTCTACGGTGCTGATAACTGCGGAGCCGACTGGAAAGAGCAGGCAGTGAAAAAAGCGAAGTCCTACCTGGATTTTATGGCCTTTTCCTATGAAGGACTTATAGAGCAGCTGGAGTTCGAGAAGTTCACCAGCGAGCAGGCGAAGCACGGCGCTGATAACTGCGGGGCCGACTGGAACGAACAGGCCGCAAAAAAGGCGCAGTCCTACCTGGATATTATGGCCTTTTCCCGTGATAGCTTAATAGAGCAGCTGGAGTTTGAAGGCTTCACAAGCGCGCAGGCCGAGTATGGTGCCACCGCTGTGGGCTACTAAAAAAAAGAAAAAAGGACGGTTTTCCGTCCTTTTTTTATGCTTTCATACACCTTTTTCACGAAAATGTCAAGCCCACCAAAGAAGCCCTGGCGCTGTAGGGCTCCAGGGCTTTGTTCCTGATATTTTGTCTACCTCCACCACGCTACTGCGACTTCATAATGTTCTGCCCACATATAGTCATGGAAATGCTGATTACTCATTCCATCTTCCCATGAATAATTTTTGTTTGCAAATGCTTCTACCACATACGGCTTGCACCTATCGCATGTTCTCCAATCATATACTTCTCCGTCGTATGCGTATGTAGCAATCTCATGTTCTTCTCCCACTGTGATATTTTTGTCGCAGCAATCACATGTATGTCCTTTTCTCGCCTTTATTCTGCGCGGTTCTTTTAAAGTATTTAGCATGTTTGCCTCCTTTTCTATACCAGTTCTTCCTCCAGCATCCGGTCCACTTCCTCCGCGATGCGCTGCTGCGCTATAGCGTGGTACTTCTCGTCCAGCTCGAAGCCGACGAAGCTGCGGCCGGTTCGGATGCACGCCACAGCCGTGGTACCGGAGCCCATGAAGGTGTCAAGTATAACGCCTCCGGGCTCGGTGCTGTCCTCTATCATTTTCACGATCAGCTCCACAGGCTTCTGGGTCGGGTGGACCTTTTCGCCGTTCGTCTTCTTGGCGCCGCTGTTAAAGGCCACCATCCGCCAGATATTTGTGCCCACGCCGCCTTTGGTCTTCCCTTTGTAGGTGCCAAAAATAACAAGCTCATGGGCGAAGGAGTAGAACGAACCGGGGCCGCTTTTCTTGTCCCAGACTATCATGTTCCGCACCGGCAGCTCCGCGTTGATGAGCGGGAAGTAGTAAGCATACCCGCGCCAGTCTGTAAAGAAGTAGAAGCTGCCGTCGTCTTTCAGCACCCGGCGGTATTCCTGGAACAGCTGCTTGTAGAACGGCGTGCAAATTGCTAAGTCGTTGAAGGTGCGGTTGCTGTTCAGGTTGTCGCTGTTCAGGTTCTTGGCGTTCGTGTTGCAGCCGGCGTGGCCCATGCTGAGGAAGTACGGCGGGTCGGTGATGACCACGTCCACGGACTTGTCCGGGACCGCTGCCAGGCCTTCCAGGCAGTCAATGTTGTCGATATAGTTCAGCCTCATTTTTCTGCCTCCTCCTCTTTCAATTTTTGCAGCGCCTTGCCGTGGATGCGGTGCACCTGGGTCCAGCTGTAATTCATATTCACGGCCACCTGCTCCCAGGTCATGCCGTCGATGTAGTACAGCCGGAGCAGCAGCCGCTCCCTCGGTTTCAGCTTCTCGATGGCGCGCTCGATCTCCGCCATAGCTTCGGACAGTGCCGCCTTCTTCGCACTGAGCAGCGCCAGCAGCTTGTCCTCGCGGTCAATCTGTTCTTCCCGGGCATAGTTCTCACCGGAGCCGCCGCGAGGCATACCGTCCAGGCGCGGAGAGCGTGGGCTGTACTTCTCCCACTCCAGCGTCTTGATTTTTTGCTCCAGGTGGTCCTTCTCTCTTTTCATATCTCTGTAGGCTTTCAGCCGTTCCTTGGTCATCCCTTTGCCTCCTTCTCCTCTATCAGTCGCAGCGTACCAGTCCCGGGGTCGTATTCCGCACTAAAGCGGAACGGCTTCGCCGGTGCCTCGGTCTTCTGCTGCATCTTCTCCCACAGGTCCGCATCCAGCTCGACGGTGTGGAACCGGTACCCGCAGTCGATACACTCCCGCCGCCGACGAACGCTCTCCAGGTCGGGCCTGCTCTCGAAGACCCGCGTCTTTCCATCACATACCGGGCAGGTCATCGCTTCGCCTCCTCTAGGCCCGTATCAATCCACAGCCCCGTGGTGTCTTCTGGCGGTGTGGGCCCAAAAAAGACCCTCACCGGCTTCACTGGCGGCAGGCCTAAACGGGCCCGCATCTCGTTCGGTGTCAATATTTCGTGCATTGTAGCGGCCGCAAGCTCTGGCCGCTCATCCGTTTCCGCCGGGACGAACAGGGGTTGGCGCGCCCAGATGTAAGGCGTCCCGCAGTAGGCACACTCTTTGGCCGTCATATCCACGACGCCGCCACAGTTTGGGCAGTTGGTTCTCATGCGGGTCCCTCCTTCTCTTCGTGTCCTTTGCACGGGTACTCTTGCTTGAAAAAATACGGGTAAGGAACCGGCACGCCTATGTCGTTGTAATACTCCGTGTAGTCGCAGTAGTCCAGATCCCCGGTATCTTCTGAAAAGTCAAACCTCTGAACATCGCCGGAGCCTTGGGTCTTTTTGTGATGCACGCAGTTTATACACTTCTGTGGTATGTTCATCGCTTCGCCTCCTCTATAAAATGCCACCCTTGGCCATCTTCGTCCTGCACGTACGCACCGTCGGGGACCTTCACGGTCTTGCTGCTTGTAGTCTTAGGCAGCCGACGGACCTCGAAGCGCCACCTTCTGGCGTCGTCCCCAATTTTTTGGAATAGCCTGGCCTCGGCCAGCATGGGGGTATCTTCACAGATGCCGAACTGGAAGCACTTCTTTGCTGTGTTCCAGATGCCCCACTTTACACCAGGGGCTCCGCGGTAGTATGTTTCGCGCCTCATTGTTTTGCCTCCTTCACGATCTCCAGGCGCAGCGCCTCGATGGCAGCGGCCTGGCCTATGTCTTTGTTTTTCAGTGACTTGAGCACGCGCTCGTCGTGGGTGCCTTTTAGCACCAGATGGTACACCCGGCACACGTTCTTCTGGCCCGGGCGGTTCAGTCGCTCGTTGGCCTGCTGGTAAAGCTCCAGGGACCAGTTGAGGCCGAACCAGATAATAATATGACCGCCGTCCTGGAGGTTCAGCCCGTGGCCGATGCTGGCCGGATGCGCCAGCGCCACCGGTATCGCCCCGCGGTTCCAGTCGTCCATGTCGGCCGGTTTGTCCAGGGCCCGGCAGTTTATCCGCTCCCGGATGCGGTCGGCGTCGTGCTGGTAAGCATAAAGCACCAGGACCGGGTCGCCTCCCGCTTCCTCAATCATTTCCTCCAGGGCGTCCAGCTTGATGTCGTGAATGTGGTGCACCTGGCCGTCCAGGTCGTACACGGCGCCGTTTGCAAACTGCAGCAGCTTGTTGGTCAGCGCTGCGGCCGTTCCGGCCACGATCTCGCCGTCCTCGTTCAGGCTCTCCAGCACCTTGTCGCGCTCGAACTGCTTGTACTGTTTCAGCAGGGCAGCGGGCGCCTCCAGCTCAATGTCCTCGTATATCTGGCCCGGCAGGCTCAGCACGTCCTCCTTGCGGATGCTCATGCACAGGTCCGCCAGTCGCTCGTAGACTTCCTGGCTGGCTCCTTCTTTCTCCCGGTAGCTGTAGACGATGTGGCCGTTCATTTTATCCGGGACCAGGAAGCGGGAGCGGAAGGCGCCAAGCGTGCGCCCCAGTCTCGCGCCCTGGTCGAGCAGGTACACCTCCGGCCATAAATCCTCCAGCCCGTTCGGGCGCGGTGTACCGGTGAGGCCTATCAATCTATGAATACGGCCGCGCACCCGGCGCAGCGCCTTCCAGCGTTTCGCCTGGGCCGACTTGAAGCTGCTCAGCTCGTCAATGACCACGATGCGGAACGGCCAGCCGCCACAGTGGCGCTCGCACCACTCCACCAGCCAGACCACGTTCTCCCGGTTTATGACGTAAAGGTCCGCCGGCGTGTTCAGGGCTGTCACTCGCTTGTTCCGGTCGCCCATCACCCGGGAGACGCGAAGGTGCTGCAGGTGTTCCCACTTGTCGGCCTCCTTGCTCCATGTGTTCTCGGCCACTCGCTTCGGGGCGATGACCAGCACAGGACCGTCTTCCAGGAAGTCGAAGAGCACCCGGTCGATGGCTGTGAGGGTGGTCACGGTTTTGCCCGTTCCCATGCCCCAGAAGAGCGCGCAGGCCGGGCGGCTTAATATCCAGTTAATGCCCGCCGCCTGGTGCGGGTATGGTGTGAAGTTTAGAGTCGCTTTATCCATCTTTGCTTCGGGCACGTGGGTGCCTTGTCCTCCCTTCTCCTGCTCGGTGTGTCCCAGCTGCCTCCTTTTGTCATTCCGTCGAAGGTCCACCCGGAGGCCTTCAAACTAGCGCCGCTCTCGGTGTCGAGGATGTAGGTCACCAAGCGCTTGTAGCCGAGTTCCCTGGCGACTCTTGCCGCCCTCGAATATAGGAAGCTGCATGTGTTTTTAGTGCCATCTGTACAGAGCCTTGTCACCTCTAAGGTCACCCCGTCCTGCAGGCCTCTCGCTGACGGTCGTCCACACTGCACCACACCAATCAAACGGCCATTTTCTTCGCAGCCTATGCGGAATACATCCCCACGGACCGGACGGTGGTGCCTGTGGTTTTCGGAAATGTAGGCAGCGGCTTGCTTTTGTGTCAGTGGTTTGGCTGTCATGTTTCCGCCTCCATCGGCATGGACTGGATGACCCACTCCAGCGTCTTGATGTTCTCGTCGTTAATGACCAGGAACCACCAGAAGCCGAGAGCGCTGAGACGATCGCGCCACCACTCCTGCATCTTGCTCAGCTTGCCGCCTTTTGGCCGTTTCGTTTCGACGAAAAACACGCGGCCGCCCGGTAGCAGGATGATGCGGTCCGGCACCCCGGACCAGCCAGGGCAGACCCACTTGAGGCACTGCCCTCCGTGCTTCTCCACCATTTTCCTGAGCTTCTGCTCGATGTCTTTCTCCAGCTTTGTCATCCTTCTGTCCTCCTCTCGTAGTATCGCTGGCGGCCATACGGTCGCAGTGTTCGCCGCTCGGCTCCTTTGTGCTTCCAGTCCGGCAGGCCGGCCATAATGTCGCGGATTTCCTTCGCCACGTACCGGTCCAGCTTGTCCGGGTTCCCGCCCAGGGCCTCGGCCCATATCTCCAGGGTACAGACTGCCGTCCTCTCGACGGTTCCTTCTGCATCGCTCTCCAGCCAGTTCCGGCGCGCGTACAGGTCCATGCTGTCCCATCCGGCCGGCAGCAGTCTGTCCAGGTACTCGGCCACGATGCCCGCCTTCGGGTTCTCCTCCTCGTATGCTTCCTGGACCTCCCTGGCCTTCTTTTCCAGCTCTCTCGGCAGGAACAGCTTCTCGCCCTTCTTGTAGAGCTCCACGGCCTCCGCCCATATCAGGCGGACGGTGTCCGCGGTCAGCTCCTCCCAGATGTCATGCGTCGGTGCGTTCGGTGTATCGACTACCCAGAAGCGCCGGTTCCCGGTGGTGTCCCGCAGGAACTGGGTCTCGTTCGTCGTGCCGATAAAGATGCACTGGCGCGGGAACTCCTGGAGCCGCCGGCCGTATGCCGGGCGGAAGCGGTCCACCTGTTTGCTTATAAATAGCTTTATAGTCTCGGCCTCGGCCTTTCTCATTCCGGCCAGTTCTCCGACTTCCATGATCCAGACTCCCTGCACCTGCTCGTATGCTTCCTTGCCTTGCATCGTGGTGAAGGTATCACTGAACCACTCGCCGCCCAGCTTGCCGATAATGGCCGACTTTCCCAGGCCCTGCTTGCCCCGTATCGTGAGCATATAGTCGAACTTGATGCCCGGCCGGTATACTCTGGCCACCGCTGCCACCAGCGCCTTCCGGGTCACCGCTCTGGTGTACTCGGTGTCCTCTGCGCCCAGGTAGTCAATGAGCAGCGTGTCCACTCGGGCCACGCCGTCCCAGGTGCAGCCGGTCAGGTATTCCCGAACCGGGTGGAAGCTGTTCTTTAAGGCGACCACGTTCACGGCGTCGAAGATGCGGTCCTTGCCGCCTATGCCGTAGACGCGCTCCAGGAAGTACCGGAGGGCGGCGTCGTCGCTGTCTATCCACTGACAGACGTCGGTCACGGTCCGCCACGGCAGGGAGCGCTTCACGACGATGTTGTGGTCCATCTCGTCGAACGCCAGGCACCCGGCCAGGCGTTGGTCGTTCTGGAGTATCAGCACCACGTTCTCGATGGTCTGCGCCAGCGCGCCCTTCTCGGTAAATTTGAGCTTGCTCTTCCAGCTGTCGTCCGGTGCTTTCTCCGGCTCCTCCCCGAAGTCGCTCTGCGCCTCCGCAGTACGATCAGCGAGGAGCTGCATCTTGACCTTGTTGTCCTGTGTGGCCATTTCGCCCATGGCCTTATAACTCGGCCGGCTGCTCACCGGTTTGTCCGGGTCCACGTCCGCGTCCAGCTGTCCGAACTTATGCAGCCGGACCAGGTCCCAGGCGTTGCACAGCTGCAAGCTCGCCGGGTCGGTGGCGTGGTGGCTGTAGCTGAACTTGTCGTCGTAAATCACCACGCCGGCGGCGGTGCTGCCTTCGGTGTAGGTGTAGCGCCCAGGGTCGTCGCACGGAACGTAGGCGGGCACGAAGGCCTCAATGGCTTCCTGTATCGTGTAGGCCCTACAGAAGGCACCGACCAGGCCGCCCTTCTCCAGCGGGTCCTTCTGCTTGGCCGCTGTCTTCTTTACGACGTCCGCCACGCGGCTGCTCATAGGCCAGCTTGACACGTCGGCCCAGTTGTGGTATGTAGCCAGCACCGCGTCTGGGTCAAGCAGCGGGGCGTCAATATGCTCGAATACGTACTCCCCGTCCTGGCTTGTACTCGGCCAGTACATCATGCGCTGCGGCTGGTAGCTGGTGTCGTCGAATTTGTCAATACCCAGCGTGGCCGCCACTCGGCGGCCTATCGCCTGGTACTCATCCGGTGACACGTTCCGGCTGAGCGGTATCACCAGGCGCAGGCGGGGTTGTTTCTCTGTGTGTTTGTGTGTGCTGTACAGCGCCGCGGCGTTGCCGTAGAGCAGCTCCCAGTCCGGCCACAGCTCCGCGTCTGCGAAGTCTGCGTCCAGGCATATCATGGAGCGGAAGCGAATGTCGGACCGGCTGCCGTTGTTACAGTAGCCACCGACGAAGCCGCCCACGTCCTTGATGTCGCTCTGCTGGTCCCTGGTCATGGCTTTATACTCCGCCACCGTTTCCGGCGTGCGGGTGGTCTTCTCCAGGCGGCTCAGCAGTTCCGACCACTTGATGGGCTTGTTCTTCCACGTCTTGGTCTTGCGGCTGACGCCCGTGGCGATGTCCAGCTCTTTGTCGTGTTTTATAGCATCCACGCCTCGGCCTCCTTTTTCTCTGTTCTTGGTGCTTCGTTGCCCCAGCAGTCCCATCCCGGGAAGGCCTCACGGGCAAACAGTTCCAGCATCGGGCCGTAGCTTACGCGCTCGATCATGTCCCGCATTATGGCGGGCTTCCGGCTGTGCACTGTTTTCGGCTCGCAGAAGCCGGTCACTCCCTGCATCCGCTTGCCGTTTATGACTTTATAGGGCAGCCTCTTCTTGGTCGCTGCGAAGATGCAGTGCTCCGTCATGCCCCGGTAGTATTGGCCCAGGCCGAGGCTGTCCTTCTGCCAGGTGATGGTGGTTATATACTCGAAGCCCCAGGCCTTCACCATCCGCAGGCCGGCCTCCAGGAAGTTGTTCGTCACCCACAGATAGAGGTGGCAGCCCTCCGGGTCGGCCAGGCCCTCGACCGGTAGCGCCTCGATGTCCTCCAGGCTCATGAGGTCGTAGTGCCGGTCGGCGCCTCTCTTGATTTTCCCGCCGCCCTTTTCGGGCCACGGCGGGTCGATGTATATGGTCTTAAAACGTCGGCCCGTGTTGTAAATATCTACAAACATTTACCGGCCCTCCTTTAATCTTTCATATAGAACGGGGTGCTGTAGCCGTCGCCCCGGAGCAGCAGCCCCGGCGCCCAGTCAATCGGCTCGCCCATTATCTCGGCCATATCCTCCCAGCGGCTTCCCTCCGGTGCCTCCGCGATGATCTCGTCGTGCACGTGGAAGGTGATGCTGTACCCCTCCTCATCCAGCCGGAGCAGCGCCACGGCCAGACAGTCACGGGCCACGGCCTGGACGATGTTCTCCACCAGCTTCCCGCCCCAGGTTTCGGTCTTTTCCCACTTCCGGGTCGTCTGGTTCTGACCCATGAAGCATATATTTCCATCGTTGTCAAGTCGTGCTCCCCAGTAGGTCAGGATGCGGCCACTAGGCAGCCGGCAGCGCAGGCCGTCGCGGTCTCTGCGGTACTTAACGCCACAGGGCAGGGTGAAGACCTTGCCAGGGTTCTGCAGCGCTCCCTTGGCCGCGTTCTCGGCGTCACGCCAGAAGCGCGGGATGGTTGGGGAGGCCTGGCGCCACTGGGTCACGATGTCCTGCATCTCGTCCTCAGTGAGGCCCATCTTGTCAGCGCCGAAGGCTTTCAGCGCTCCGATGCCGCCACCGTAGCCGCAGGCCAGCTCTGCGATTTTTCCCTTCTGCCGCAGGTGGCCGTTGACTCCATGCTTCTCGACCGGCACCTTGAACATTTGCGAGGCTGAGCTGCAGTAAATGTCGCCGCCCTTGGCGAAGACGTCCATCCGCCACTTCTCGCCGGCCATCCATGCGATGACGCGGGCCTCAATGGCTGCGTAGTCACTCACCAGGAAGGTGTGGCCCGGCTTGGCCACGAAGGCCGTGCGGATGAGCTGGCTGAGCACGTCCGGCACGCTGTCGTATAACAGCTCCAGCGTCTCCAGGTCTTTGCTCCTCACCAGTTCCCGCACCTGGGCGATGTTGTCCAGGTGGTTCTGCGGGAGGTTCTGCACCTGCACCAGGCGGCCGGCCCAGCGGCCGGTTCTGCCTGCGCCATAATACTGCAGAAGCCCTCGGACGCGGTGGTCCTTGCCGACCGCTGAGGTCATCGCCTCGTACTTCTTGGTGCTGGTCTTTCCGAGCAGCTGCCGGAGCTCCAGCACCCGCTTGGTGGTTGGGTCGATGGCTTCCTTTTTCAGGTCTTTCAGTGCTTCCTTGTTCAGGCTTTCACATTCAAGTCCGACGGCGGCCAGCCAGTCCTTGAGCTGGGCCACGCTGTTCGGGTTCTCCAGTCCGGTCAGCTGTCGCATCTCTGCGGAGTGTTCCGTCGTGAAGGCCTCGTCCACGTCAATGGCCGCCTGGGCCAGTTCCGTGTCCACCAGCACGCCCCGCTCGTTTATGCGGGTATCTAAGCACCACACCCGGCGCTCGAAGTCCGTCACCGGGAAGTCCTGCAGCCTGCGGTATATCTGGCGCATAGCTTCCACGTCGCGGATATTGTACTCACCGAAGCGCTCCCACTTGTCCGGGGCGTGCTCCGGTAGGTTCCGGGTGCGTCCGCCGTTCGCGATGGTAGGCTTGCACGGTTTACAGAAGTAATTGATCAGCGTCGTGCCTTCCTTGATTTTCTGGTACTCAATCTGCAGCGCAGCGCCGGCGGCGTCCAGGCTCATCGGCAGGCCGTTCATGGCGGCCAGCACCATGGTGTCGGTCCATTCCTCCGGCAGGAGGTAGCGCCCCGTGTACTTGCCCAGGGCCGTGCGCTCGAAGGCGTTGTTGTGTGCTATCTTTAGGGTGTCAGGGTCGAGCAGCCCGGAGATAACGTCCTGCATCTCGTCGTAGCGGACGTCCTGCAGGTCTTCCGGGAGACCACTCAGCAGGTCGATGAGTCTCACCGGCTCGTCGTTCCAGGCATACGCGACCAGCAGCACCTCGAAGTCAGGGCTTTCCACGTAGGGATATAGCCCAGCCTTCTTAATGTCCACGCTGCTGTAAGTCTCAATGTCAAGAAAGAGCTCGCGCTGCTTACATCCAGTCATCCGGCACCCCAGCGGCTGCGGTTGCGTCCTGGAAGTCGTCGTCGAAGTCGTTCGCGCTGCCTACAGTGCCGAACGGTTCACCGTCGTGCAGCTTCTGGAGGGAAAGAAGTCCGGCGCTGATGCCCTTCTTGCCGCTGCTGTTGTAGCCGTAGAAGTTAATGGCTGCGCGGCCGTAGCATCCGCTGTACACTTCCGCCGGGTCGGTGATTTCGTTGCGGAACGCGTCCACGATGACCGGCTTCTGCTTGCTGCTTACGGTGATAACATAACAGCCAGCGCACTCCGGTCCGTACGGTTCGCCACTGTCACGGGTGCCGTCACCGTCGTGCAGCGTGTGGTTCGGCTTCGGCGGGAGGCTGTTCGCTCCGTTACGTGCGCAGAAGTTCTCGCGGGCCTCCGCCATCGCCTGCTTAATCTTTTCCAGGGTCGCGGTGTCACTCTTCGGGATGAGAAGCGTCACGCTGTACTTCGGGTCGCCTCCGCCCTGCGGTGCCTTCGGTTCCCATACGTTGCAAAATGAAAATCTAACCTTTCCTGTTACTACCTTTGTTGCCATGTGTTTGTCCTCCTTAAATTTGAATAATGGTTTTATTGAAAATCTTTCGCAGCCTCGGCCACTCGATCGTAGGCCGGGCGCTTGTCGCTCTCCGGTGCCAGCGTAGGGGCGCCAGGTGCGCGGTCAATGAACTGCTCAAGCAGCTCGGCCACTTTCTTCTTGCCGATGGCCTTGTCCATGCCGGCAGGGCTGAGCAGCTTGGTCTCGGTGACGTCTTCCTGGGAATAGCCCGCAGCCTTTAACGCTTCGAGCACCTGGAAGTCGGCGGTCCACTTACGGTTGCCCAGCTTGCCCTCCACTACCTTGTAGCCCGGAACGGTGCCACCGTTCAGCAGGGTGGTCATGGCCTGGTCCTTGACACGTTTCAGCCAGAGAGACACCAGCGGCTCCATGGCCAGCACTTCGGCCACCTCATGCGGCGCCAGTACCGGAACGGCCACGCGGAGGCTGTGGGTCTCCACGTACTCGGTGCAGGTCTTGGTCAGGGTCTTGCAGCGTCCGGCGTGCGGACAGAACTTGCACCAGGCCCCGGCTTTATAGCCGCCCTTGCCTTTTGCTGCTTTTTGTGCTATAGGCTTGACCGGCTTCTCCGCCCAGTCCATGAGGTCGGCAGCGGTCAGCTCGTCCACGCTTATGTTGTTGATGCGCGGCTGGTAAATGTGCAGCCGGACCTTCTCCACGTCGTACGCGATGCCGTAGTCGTTCAGGGCACCCAGGCCGTAGAGCTTCATTTGCGGGTTGGCCTCCGCTGAGACAGCGACGCCCTGGCCGTACTTGTAGTCGATGACGTCCATCGTGTTGCCCTGGATGATGATGCAGTCCGCTGTTCCGAAGCCATCCGGCACCCACGGGGAGAAGTCCACCCGCTGCTCCAGCAGCACCACGGCGTCCGGGCCCTTGACCTGCTCCTGTATGTAGTCCGCGTAGCCCTGGGCGCAGTCAATCATCTCCTGGTTGACACCCTCCGGCCAGACGTAGTTCCACAGGTCCGGGCGCAGCCCTTTGAGGCTTTCCCTCGCCATCACCTCCGCCACCTCATGCGCCAGGGTTCCCTCCCTGGTGAACTCGGTGTCCTGGTCCGGGTAGGCCTCAGCAGCTACAGCGGAAGCCGGGCACTCCAGCCACCGGTGCGCGCTCGATGCGCTCAGAAGCGCGTGCTCTCTTTCGGCGTGGTTATTCATTTCTGTCATCCTTGTGCACCTCCTTCTTGATTTCCTTGGCGCCGATCACGATGAACGCCACAATGATGAAAAGCAGCACGACGCACATCACAGAGCCGGCCAAGATGGCCAAGAACGTGTAAATCGCATTTAATGTCGCGGTCATTCCAGCACCGCCTTCCCGATATAATCACAGTAGGCGCGCTCCAGTCGTGCCCCTGCGCTGCTCTGCCAGCCAGGCAGGAACCACACCGCGTCCGCGGCGTCAATCTGTGCGAAGTTTATGCGCATATACTGCTCTTTTGTCATGCCCTCCGGGAGCTTGGCCGGATTGACTACAATGTGGCCTGCCGCCACCAGAGCCTCCTCCGCTGCCATGAACGGCTCCCAGTATCTCTCCACGCCTGTGATAGGGCCGGAGATATAAAAGACTGATTTCTTCGCCATACTAGCCCTCCAATCCGTTCAGAAGTCCAAGCACCTCCGCACGCTTCTCGGCCGGGATGCTGCCCACGTTCTGCGCATACTTCAAAATAATTTCACGGGTCTCGGCCTTCTTGCCGGCGTTGACAAGCTCCACGACCTTGGCCTGCAGCTCTGCGACGGTTACCTCCGGGGCTTCCGGTGCTGCTTCGGTTTTCGGGGCCGGTGCTGCCGGTGCCGGTTCAGGTGCTGCCTGCTTCGGCGCTTCGGCCTTCGGTGCCTCTGCCGGCTTTACCGGTTCCGCTGCCTTCGGTGCTTCCGCCTTCGGTGCTTCCGCCTTCGGTGCTTCCGCCTTCGGTGCTTCGGTCTCAGCGCCAGCGAGTAAGCGGCGGACGTTGACCAGCTCCTGAAAAAGGGCGTCAATTCTCGCACGATCTTCCGTGCATAATTCAATGGTGATTTTGTTCATGTGTGTCTCCTTTCTTATTTTCCTGCGGTTAGTTCCGCCGGGTTACTTGGTTAATATGTAGGGGTCATCCAGTGACCAGTTCCAGAAGTCGGTGCCTTGCCATTCAATGGAGAAGTGGTTCCGCTTGCCGTCACCTACGAAAAACAAATACTCGGCCGGCAGTACCCTGCCTACGTCCTCCGCTCCGTCCTTCTCGGCATACCAGCGGGCCAGCACGTCAGCGGCCAGGTCCAGGTGTCTCTGTGGGCAGTCGCCCCACTTGTCCGCCGGGCGGTACCCGTGGAACTGTCTCGGCGCGGTGACTACCTCCTCGATGGTCTGACCACGTGCGTCCACTCGGTTCAGGATGCACCAGGCCACCGCCGCGCGTTCGGCTTCACTCTTCACGCCGTCCGCTTCGCCCCAGATGGTGCGGCCGATGTATTCCACCTCCGCCGGGTCCAGGACCCTCTCCTCCTTCACCGGTTCCGGTGTTGGTGCCGGGGTCGGTGTGGTCGGCTTCGGGGTCGGTGTGCAGGTCGCCCTCGCCGGGATTGTCGGCACCACCAGGCTCGTCGTCGGGGCCGGACTGTCCAGCTGCTGCGCCGGTGCCTCGTTCTTACAGGCCCCGAAGATTGCCATGCCTACCAGCAGGCCGATGATTGCAACGGACTCCGCGCCTGAGCGTTTATGCTCCTTTTGCTGTTTTTTCATAGGTGTCCTCCTTTTTGATGATTTTGTACTTCACCTTCACGCCGTTCTGTTCTGCGAGCAGGTCCACCAATAATGAGAGGATTTTCTCGGCGCTCGGTTTGTTGTTCTGTTCTCCCTCCATCCTTGGCTTGCTCCTTTCTGGTGTCTAAATTAGACACTCTCAGTTAAAAAAAATAGCGCTGATTTGCTCCGCTGTGAGGTTGTAGCGTTCTTTGATTTTTGCAATCTCTCCCTGCTTGAACTCGGTGCCGTTTTCGTTGATCTTATTGCACACGGTCTGCTCAGAGATTTGCAAGAAGTCCGCCAGCGTTTTGTTCGTGTCATGGTGCAGTACCATGATACTTCTAAAAAGTGTCGCGTTCATGCAGCCTCCTCCTTCCTTTTTTATTGAAATACAATTAATGGGGTATGTAGTCAAACACCGCACTGTATATTGTGGGTGTCTGATTAAGACACTTTTACTATACTACGATAATTTTTAATTGTCAATGTCTTTTTTAGATATTTTTTAAAATTAATTTGATTTTTAGGACACAATGGTGTAATATGTAATTACACAGACGAGAGGTGGTGTGAAAAGTGAACATAGGAGAAAAGATAAAAATGGCCCGTATTGCTAAGGGTTACACGCAGGAAGAGCTCGGCAACCTCATCGGGGTGCAAAAGTCCGCGGTGGCCAAGTATGAAAACGGTCGGGTCGTTAATATCAAAAGAAGCGTACTAGCGAAGATTTCCAAGGTCTTGGAAATAGCCCCGGTGGAATTAGTGAGCGATATAGAAGAACGCCCGGTGGAGGCAGCCAATAAATTAGCGGACCTCTTCCTCGGCATCGAGATCAAGGAGACCGACGCCGAAGTGCGGGCGATGTTAGAAGAGTTTTATACTCTGTCCGACGCCAAGAAGGAGCAGGTCAGAGAGTATGTACATTTCCTTGCCGGAAGGGATTAGTCCTTTCCTAGTATTCTTTTCAGGAAAGTGAGTATAAAGAGAATTTGCTTCTCGTTCAGGGTTTCAATGAGTTCTATCAGTTGGGCCTTGTTGTCATTCATGGGGAGCACTCCTTTCTTCCAGGGAGAACAAATGTTCTGAATTTATTATAATAAAATACTAATTTCAGAACAATGGGAATTTTTTACAATTATAATTATGTTATAGCACTTTTCGACGGCGGATGTTGTCGAAACAAGGGGAGGATGAAAAAAAATGTATAAACAGCTAGAACGGTACAGACAAGAGGGCAAGCCTATCAGAATGGCGAAGTACGTGCGCTGCTCCTCGGATGAGCAAAAGAAAAACGGCTACACCATAAACGACCAGCTGGACCTGCTCGAAGAATTTGGCCAGGAATATGAGCTCATCGGCGCCGGGGAGTACATAGACGAGGGCATCTCTGCCACCCTGGAGATAAACAAACGGAAGGCCCTCGCGCAGCTCATCAAGGACGCCAAGGCCGGGAAGTTTGAAATTGTAATATTCAAATGTATTGACCGCTTCTTCCGTAACGTCGGGGAGTATTACGAGTGCCAGAAGCAGCTCCGCAAGGCTGGAGTCACTTGGATTTCCATTGAAGAGTCCGACCTGGACCCGGAAGACGACGACGCGGCCTTCAAAATCAATATATACTTAACCATGGCCGAGTACGAAGCCAAGAAGACCAGCAAGCGCATCCGGTTCAATAATAAGATGCGAATAAAAAATAAGCAGGTAGTGACCGGCGCGCAGTGCTTCCATTTTCCGTGGCACGTTACAGGTGACAAGAAAAGCAGGCACCTGGAGCGTAACATGGACGAAGCGGAGGCTCTGTATGATCTGCTCGACTATTTTGAGCGGCACCAGTCAAAAGCCGGAACCGTGGCCTACATCAATATGAAATACAATAAGACGCTGGCCGTGAATACCATGGACAAGTTACTCAAGGACACCCTCCTCTACGGAGAATATAAAGGCGTGCCGGACTACGTGGAGCCGTACATCACCAAGGAGCGCTTTGACAAGATACAGGAGACGCTAAAAAGGAACGCCAGATATAGCGAAGTAAATGATAGAGTGTTTCTGTTTTCCGGATTGCTAAAGTGTCCGCACTGCGGCCGGAACTTGGTGGGAAATTATTTAAAAAATAATTTTAACGGCACCTACAGCTACCGCTGCAATAAGTACCGGATGGAAAAGCTCTGCATCTATAACCAGTCTACCTCCGAGCGAAAAATCGAGAAGCAGCTCCTCGATAATCTTGAGACCTACATCACGAACGAGATTATAAGAGTAGAGAGCCTGAGCGAGCAGTCGGCGCCAAAAACTGACCACTCGAAAAAAATCGAGAGTTTAAAGAAAGAGATGGACCGCCTGAACACGATGTTCAGAAAAGGAAGGATTGAAGAGGAAGAGTACGACAAGGAATACTTCGCCCTGGAGAAGGAGCTGAAAAAGCTCGACGTGGAGGAAAAGCCTGCGGAGCGGAACCTGGACACCCTCAAGGGCCTGCTGGAGATGGACTACCGCAGCCTATACAGTGAGCTGGACAAGGAACACAAAAAGGCATTCTGGCGGAACTTAATCAAGGAGTTCACGCTGGATGATAACAAGAAAATCGTGCCGGAGAGCATTATATTTTTTTAAATAATTGTTGTACTTTTTAATGCTCTCCGTTCGGAGCGGTGCAAAAAGTACAATGTTAGAACGAGCGCCGCAGGCCTTGGTATAACAGCATTATACACCATTATGACAAAAGAAAAAGCCCCGGAAGGCTCAGCCCTCCGGGGTCTTTTCTATTTCTTCTCGTGCTGGGTGCCGAAGTAGAAGGCGACCACCGTGGACACGATCAGCATCACGTTGTCCGAGGTGATGTCTCCACGAAGCGCCAAAACGGCGAACACAAAAAGGACCACCAGGGTGACGATGGTCTTCACTTTAAGCAGCGCGGCCAGGTTGGCCAGGAAGGTGTTTTCCTTCTTCATGATGTTGTCCTCCTCTCAGGGGCGGCCCTACTCTTTAACCAGGTAGGCCTTGGAGCAGAAGCCCTTCTTGCCGGATGCACTGACGCCGTACAGCCAGCGGTTCGTGTGGTAGCCATAGCAGCGGAAGGTGGAGCCGTTCGGCATCTCTTCCAGCACTGCCTTGTTCATGGATGCACCGGCGCGAAGGTTCAGACCGGTGACCGACTTCACCCGGTAGGTGGCGTCGTATGCCTTGGTGAAGCTCTTCGCGTAGTCCACTTTTATCTCATCGGTAGCGGCAGCGGCCACGGTATGCACGGCCACGCCGTTCCAGTCGTACACCGTGAAGCCCTCCTTGCAGGCCTTCTTGGCGTTCGCTAGTGTTTTATAGGCGCCGACCTGGCTGGCAGCGTCTTCCCAGCTGCGGCGCACGCGGTAGTATTTCTCCACGGCAGGCTGCTCCTTCTCCACGCCAAAAAAGGCCGCCAGGGCTTCCGCCTCGGCCTTGGCCAGCTTGGCCAGGTTCCCCTCATCCATGAGCCACTTCGCGGCCCTGGTGTTGGTATGGAAGGAGTGCTCCAGGATGATGCCCGCGGTGCCTACCTTCCGGGCCCCGTGCAGCACGCCGTAGTAGTTGTCGTTGTCCAGTCCGTCGCCGTTCAGGTCCATGCCTGCCAGGCGGCTGAAGTTTCTCGGCTTGTCTTTTGTCTGCATGACCTTGGCCACTGTCTCAGACAGCAGCACGGCCACCTCTTTGCTCAGCTCGTCGATGCTGGTGGTCTTATCATCCACCAGGTAGATGCCCTCCGGTCTGTCCACCTTCTCGGTGCCGCAGGCGTTGGAATGAATGGAGATAAACAGGTCGCAGCCCTTGGATGCCTCTCCGCGCTTATACAGTCCCAGGTCCTTGGCCTGGCTGGTTCTGGTCTTCTTCACCTCGAAGCCGAAGGCCTCCAGCTCCTTGGCCAGGAGCAGGTGCAGCTTCCAGTTCATATCGCTCTCATAATACTCCGGCACGACGTTGCTGCGGTTATACTTGCCATAGTGCCCCGCATCCAGGCAAACGACGGGGCGCGCATGGCCGGCTTTTACGTTTTTCATGTTCTTGCCCTCCTCTTGATACCAAAAACACCGCCCCGGGAGGGCGGTGCTTCGGTTCTGTGTTTACTCTGCCACGATGCAGTCCTCATGGCCTTCGGTTGCCAAAATGAGGTCCACGTTCTCGCGGTACCGCTTGTAGATGCTGGTGCGGATGAAGTAGGTCCGGTACTTCTGCTGGCCGGCAGCGGTGCCGCCTGCTTCCTTTGCTTCCATGATCTTGTTTGCAATGAACTCGCTCATCATTGTCACCTCCTCCTTTTCTCTTTATTCTGCGACGGTGCCACTCTCAGCAGCGGCTTCCGTTTCAGTCTCTTCCGGTGTTTCGATTAAGAGCAAGCGCTCCTCGTGGTCCATAACCATGCACATGAGCTCGTCAAGCGTAGCCGGGAGAATAACCTCCAGGACCTCCGCAAGCGTCGCATCATGCAGGGCGTTCTGTTCCAGCAGGTGCGCGTTCTGAGCGGTCAGGTCTTCCGCCACCTTGGTGAGGGTAGCGTTCGCCTTGGTCAGCTTCTCGTTCGCTACCAGGAGCGCGCTCATCTGCTCGTCCAGGCTCTTCTTGTGCAGCTCCACGGTGTACACGCCGTCCTTATACTGGGCCTCAAAAATACCGTAGCCCACGTACTCGCACGCCAGTGCATCGTCTTCCCAGAACTGCACCGGGTCGGTCGCGCCTTCCAGCGCAGCGCGAAGCTGGTCGAAGGTTGCGACGGTTGCGTCCACTTCAATCCGCAGCACCTTCTCCCCTTTTCCCTGGGAGTAGGTGAACGGGGTGAGGCTCTTGACCTCGATTTCAGTCGTTCCGATTACAATTTTCTTCATGCTGCTGTCCTCCTTTTAAAAGTTAAATTTGATATTTTTCCCGAACCATGGCCGCTCCAGTTTAAAAGTACAGGCCGAGTACGGCGCGAAGTTAATGCGCACCATATCGACCGGGCCGCCATCATAAAAAACGCCAAGCGTGATGCTGGTGGCGTTGTCCAGGATTTTCTCCTGGTGCACCATGGTGCCCTGGTAGTAGAAGTACACTATCGCGTTTATATTGGCGTCCGATGTGTAGTAGGAGCTCATAAACACCGGGTCGGTGACCGGCTCGTCACATACCAGCTCAATCATGGCATGGTCCACGCCAAGGCTGCCCTGCTCGAAGTAGAAGGTCGCGGTCTGGTCGTTATCGTTTACAATATAGCCGCCGGCTCCGCTGTCGAACGAGTAGGCCGGCATGGTGAAGTAGTAGTACCGGTCGATGTGTTCCACCCAGGCGGCCGTGGCGGTGTCGTAGGTTTTGGCGCTGGGCACTTCCGCCCAGGCCGCTGCCGTTTCGTCGTAATATTTGGGAGTGTTCTGCTCCGTGTATGCTGCCGCGGTGCTGTCGTAGGTTTTAAGCATCACGCCACCTCCTTATGCGCTCGTATCAATCCACAGGGCCGATGTATCACTCGGAGCGCTAGTACCGATATGGACTTTAGCGGAGTTACCGTCATGGTGGAGAGATATTGCGGCACTTCTGTCTGCCTTAATGAAGGCTGGGCTGTTTTCACCTATAAATCCTAAACCTCCATACCTGTTTTTTGAAACATTTCTAAATTCAACAAATGCCATGGACTCCCCACCGTCAATGGTTAAAGGAATTGAGCTCGCTCCGTCACCCAATGTTCCACCAGTCTTAGGTAACACATGGTCTACCATGTTGCCAGTGTGGAGAATGTTATAACTTAACCCTCCGCTAGAGTTAAGAAATTTTAATTCATCAGCACCTTCAAATCCGATATAGCCTAAAGTGCCGTCTTTTCCTATAAATTGAAGTAAAGCATTTCCGTAGTCGGTGCTCGCTAAGACTAGCGGAATATAGGATTTTGCGGTAATTGCTCCGCCGCTCTTAGGTAAGTAGTTCGCAAGGTCATCTGAGTCAGATACTTTTACCCAGTTTGTCTTTGTGTTATCGTCGTAAACTCTACGACGGTATATGCCCATATCATTAAACGCTAGCTCATGAGCCAAACCACCCGACTGGTCCGACCAACCTTGTAAACCAAATACATAGGAATATGAACACACGGGTAAATTTATTGCATTACCTTCTTTTAGTCCAACAAATACCATCTTGTAACGATAATCAGATATATCGGTATCTTGTCCACGTGTGCTACCATCTCCTGCTGTAACTTCGGAGCTTTTTCCATAATAAGACGGAGCTTGTCCGCCGAGCGTGTTCGCGTTTTCGGCGTTCGTGGCGTTCGCCGCCTGGTCAGCGCTCGCCGCTTTTCCGGCTTTCTTCGTTCCGCTTACCAGCGCCGCGATGTCCGCCTGGTTCTGCGCAATCTGCTGCGCCTGGGCCTCAGTCGCGCCGAAGCCTCCACGCTCTGCCAGGTCGTTGAACAGCGCCATGATCTGGTCGTACACGTCCGGGGTCGGTTCGTGTACTTCGCCGGAGCCGCACAGGATGGAAGCGCCGCAGCGGACCACGGCCGGGGTGGTGGTGCGGAGCTCTCCCGCAAACACTCCGATTTTTACGGAGTCGATGCCGGACAGGATAGGCACGGCCACCGTGTTGCCGGAGAACACCACGTCCTCATGCTGCACCTTGCCGTCTCTCACGTACACGAAGCGGGCCGTCCTGACGCCGGTCACGT